CCGCCTTCTCCAGTCCTTATGGAGCTCCTAGGCTGGCTTACGACCGCGGCTAAAGGGGTAGTGACCACCGCAGAGGAAAAGATCGCTGACATCACGTCTAATGCGCCTGTAGGCACCACGCAAGCGTTGATTGAGCAAGGTGCTGCAGTCTTTTCTGCTATTCATGCCCGTTTACATGACTCTCAAGCCCGTGTTCTGCGTGTTTTGGGCAGGATTAACCGTTGGTACCTGGACGATCAGCGCCGGGGTGACATGGTTGCCGAGCTGCCGATCACCAGAGAAGACTTTAAGCGCAATTCTGACGTAGTTCCTGTATCTGACCCCCATATTTTCTCTGAAACTCAGAGGATGGCACAGACTCAGGCGGTAATTGCTTTTGCTAAGGAAGCGCCTGACCTGTTTGACCGTAGGGCGGTGTACTCAAGGGCTCTAAAACAGATGAAAGTGCCGAACCCTAGTGAACTAATGCCTACAGCAGTCAAGCCAACTGAGATGAATGCGATTGACGAGAACGCTGCTATGGCTTTGGGGCGTCCTGCCTTTGCTTATCCACGCCAAGACCACCTGGCGCACATACAGACGCACCTGACCTTTGCCTTAGACCCTATTTTTGGCAGTAACCAAATGATTGCGCCGAAATGTTTGCCGTTGGAAATTGAGCACATCAAGCAGCACATGATCCTTTGGTACACAAACCAGTCAAACACTTATGTTACTGAAGGAACAGACATAGATTTGCGTAAGTATGCTGAGAGCAAGATGCAAAAAGATATTGACCAGGCAGTTGCCGCGGCGTCTACCCATGTACAGATGGACGGACAGAAAGTATTTGCCCAGGTTATACCAAGCCTGCAGAAGTTGAGTGGACTGTTGGCTCAGATGGCACAGCAAAATGCCGCACAGCAGAAGTCATTGATTCAAGACCCAGAGGCCAATGCTGTATTGCAGGCGTCTATGGCCGAGACACAGCGCCGTGCTGCTAGGGATCAAGCTGACATGAAGATGGCGCAAGACAAGCTGCAGATTGAAGTGGCCATGAACGCTGAAAACAACCTAACAAAAGAACGCATGAAAGAAGCCGACTTGACGCTTGATGAGGTCAAATTGCGCCAAGAACAGCAGGAAACTGCTCTAACGCTGCAAGAGGCAGCACAACGTAACCTAAGGAGAGATTAATGGCTATCACATTAAAGGACGAACAGTCTGAGGCAGTTAAGCAGCACCACCGTAACGCAGCTGGTGCCTGGATCACCGGCCAGCAGATGAAAGAAGAAGGCAAAGCTACCCAGCCTGAAGCTAACAGCGACCACGGCAATTTTGAAAGCGGCAAAGGCGTAGACAAGCGTAACGCATGAGATACGAAAGCGACTTTATAAGTGCTGTTAAAGCACGTCAGTACGAGATAACAGCATCGCTGGCTGCAGGTAACTGCGTCAACTTTGAAATATATCAACGGCTGGTAGGTCAATACCAAGGGCTGGAAGATGCCCTTGACATACTTAACAATCTATTAAGGGAAGACGATGAACATGAATGAACCGGTAGCTTCTAACGAGGCTGACATAGCGTGGGCTTTTCCCACTGTAGACCCCGGTAATGAACCCCTCGGAGCACGCATACTTGTACAACTTCGTCGCACTAAGAAGAAGACAACTAATGGTGGAATTATTCTGGTGGAAGAGACTCGGGAAACGGAAAAATGGAACGGTCAAGTAGCAAAGGTTATTGCTATAGGCCCTCTGGCGTTTAAGAAGCGCGACACGATGGAAGACTGGCCTGAAGGGGCATGGGCTCGTGTTGGCGACTATATTCGCGTTCCGAAGTGGGGCGGTGATCGTTGGGAGGTGCCTGTTGCTGACCAGCCTGATGAAGACCCAGCCCTGTTTATGGTGCTCAATGACCATGAAGTAATCACCCGAGTAACGGGCAACCCATTAGAAATGAGGGCATTCGTATGAGTACAGATGCTAATAAAGAGCCAGACCTGTTTGTTAAAGAAGACGCTGACGGTACAGCAACCGTTGATCTTCCTGACAATATGGTTTTGCCAGGTGATGATAATTCCCCAGCAACCCTGGAAGAGTTAGATGAGGCTGATGCTCAGGCAGAAGCCGCGGAGATTGCCGCTACTGGCGACGTAGACCCCGAAGCTGAGGCTATGCGAGCCGCTAAACGCAATAAACGCAAAGCCCGTAAGGAATATCACAGGCAAGTTGCAACTGAGAAAGACGTTCGCCTGCAAAACCTGCAGCGTCAAAATCAAGAGCTGCTAGAACGCCTGTCAGTAGTTGAAAGGAAGACAGCCGGTGCTGACATAGCTCGTGTAGACAAAGCTATTGAAGATCAGCAACTTCGTATTGAGTATGCGAAGAGCAAGATGAAAGAGGCTACAGAGTCAATGAACGGTGACCTGTTAGCCCAGGCTCAAGAGATGTGGTACGACGCCCGTCAGCAGCACGAGAGCCTTGACGGCATGAAAAGGCGCATGATTACGCCTGATAAACAACAGACCATAGAGCAAGACCCTATGCTGCAGAGGTACGCGGCAAAGTGGATGGAGGCCAACCCTTGGTACAGCCCACAAGCCAAGGACATGGACTCGCGCATAGCTATGACTGTAGATCAAGCCCTTGCTGATGAGGGTTGGGACCCAAAATCTTCTGAATATTGGGAAGAGCTTGACAACCGCTTGTCAAAAGTATTACCTAACCGCTATACTGAGTTCACTGATGAGAAACCAGTAAACCGCCGTCCGAGAAGCGTTGTAACCAGTTCGGGGCGCGAAGTGTCGAGTAGTAGAGGTGGAAGTGGAAATTCATTCACTTTGTCTCGTGAGCAGGTAACTGCTATGAAAGATGCTGGCATGTGGGACGATCCTGAAAAAAGGAACCGCATGATTAAGCGCTACGCAATGGAATCACGTCAACGTAATCAAAGGGGTTAATCATGGATTCTCGCTTAAAGAAATCTCTCTCTGCAGGTGGACGCGAACAATCTCGCGTTAGTCATGACTCAGTTCGTGAGGCACCGGAAGAAACTTTTGTGTCGTCTGAAGAACGTCGAAAGATGTGGAAAGATGAGTGGACACAAAGCGCTTTGCCTAATGCACCTGATATACCAGGCTGGCATTTATGCTGGCTTTCAACAACCAATAGTTACGACGGCATCGATAAACGGATTCGTCTCGGTTATGTCCCAGTTAAAGCTGAGGATATAAAAGGGTTTGAAAATTACCGTGTAAAGGCTGGCGAGCATACTGGTTATATTGCGTGTAACGAAATGCTTTTGTTTAAGATTCCTATGGATCAGTATCAAGAAATTATGGCGCACTTCCACCACGACGCACCGTTGGAAGAGGCGAATAAAATCAAGCTACAAGCAGAGCAGTCCGTTGGACGTGATAGCCGAGGTAGAACTCTCGGTCAAGTTGAGGGTGAGGGCATTGAGCAATTGGACAAACCGTTGCCTGCGCCATCTTTTGCTGGCTAGGCATTGTTTATAACTGATAGGAGTTAACTATGTCTACGACATCCGCTCCGTTCGGCCTGCGCCCTGCGTTTCATCCTTCGGGTCTTGATCGCGCTGTGGCTTTGGCTGACGGTATTGTTTCTGCCTTTGGATCAGACATCCTCAAAGGCCAACCTGTTTTATTGACTACTGCTGGCGTGTTAAACCCTGCAACTACTGGTGATGCATTTCAAGGCGCTTTTGCTGGCTGCGAATTTACTGACACTACTGGTCGTCGTCGTGTTTCTAACTACTGGCCTGCATCGACTGCATACGTTACTGGCTCTTGTATTGCTTACTACTACTCTGATCCTCTCATTGTGTATGAGATTCAAGTAGACGGTTCGCTTACACAAGCGTCTGTTGGCGAACAGTTCGACCTGACCAACACAACTGCTGGTTCAAATGTAACTGGCCTATCGCAATGCACGCTCGGTACTTCCGCAGCTGGCACTTCTGCTACCAAGCAGATGCGTGTAGTTAATTTAGCCCCCTACGTAGATAATGCATGGGGTGATACGTATGTAATCGTTCAGGCGCAGATTTCAGAGCACCAGTTCGTTGCAAACATTAACGCTATCTAAGGAGGGCTAAAAAATGGCAGCCCCAATGAGAAGTACCGACTTTCGTAGCATTGTCGAACCAATTCTGAATGAATGTTTTGACGGTGTCTACGATCAGCGTACTGACGAATGGTCACGAGTTTTTCGTGAGCAAGAAGGTATCCCACGTAACTACCACGAAGAGCCAGTCCTGTACGGCTTTGGCGCAGCTCCACAACTGCCTGACGGTACTCCAGTATCGTATCAACAGGGTGGCGTGCTGTTCCTGCAGCGCTATGTTTACCAAGTCTTCGGTTTAGCCTTTGCGCTGACCAAAGTGTTGGTTGAAGATGGCGACCACATCCGTATTGGTCAAGTTTATGCTCGTCACCTAGCTCAGTCACTGATTGAGACTAAAGAGACGCTGTCAGCAAACGTGCTCAATCGTGCATTTAACTCGTCATACCCAGGCGGTGACGGTGTACAGCTGAACTCAGCTTCGCACCCAATCGTTAACGGTACTGTGTCTAACTTGCTGACCACTGCAGCCAACCTGTCCCAGACTTCTTTGGAACAGATGTTGATTCAGATTCGTCAAGCGGTTGACAACAACGGCAAGAAAATCCGTTTGGTTCCACGTCAGCTGGTTGTAGCTCCAGGTAACGTGTTCCAAGCTGAAGTTCTTCTTAAGTCTGTTCTGCGTAGCGGCAACGCTAACAACGACATCAACCCAATCAAGTCGATTGGTCTGCTGGACGAAGGCGCTGCTGTATTGTCGCGTCTGACTTCTTCCACTGCATGGTGGGTACAGACTGATGCACCAGAGGGCATGAAGCTTCTGATGCGTCGTAAGCTTGAGAAGACGATGGAAGGCGACTTCGAGACTGACTCAATGCGCTACAAGGCGACTGAGCGTTATCAGGTTGGCTTCACCGACTGGCGTGCGATGTACGGCACACCCGGCGTGTAAGAAAAACGGGGTTGGGATAAAACCCAGCCCTTTTTTATTTAATTAATCGTCAAACTTTTCAAGGAGCAGACGAGATGCCCCAATTTTCAGATGACCTATTTTTAGGTTCAGCCATTACCGTTCAAGGTATGGATCAGTACCCTGCTGTTTCAACTTTTACTGGCTCAATTGCTACAACCACATTAACTGTCACCGCTATGCTTTCTGGTGACCCAATTACTGTTGGTATGTTCATTGACAGTTCAACGTCACTCACCAATGGAACTTTTATTAGTGCTTTTGGTACTGGTTCTGGCGGTATAGGTACTTACACCGTAAGCGCATCACAAACTGTAGCAAGCGCCACAATTATTGGTTCAGGCAACGCTTTGTTGCAAAACCCATCCCCAATGAGCGTAGGTGTAGGCCCACTAGGTCGTCTTTATGTTTGGGACGCTGTACCGCAAGCAAAACTAACAACTAACATTGTT